GGTTATTCGCACCGCGGCTTTTTCCTAGCGGGTGATTGTAATGCGGGTTACAGGTTCAGCCGGCGAGGTTGTAACCTGCCCTTACAACGGCAAGATGGCATGGCAAAACCGCCAGTGATTTCGAGCAAGTTGGAGCGCTGGCCGATTGATCGGCTGGTGCCCTACGAGAGGAACGCCAGAACGCACAGTCCTGAGCAGGTGGCGCAGATCGCCGCGTCGATCCAGGAATTCGGGTTTACCAATCCGATCCTGGTGGCCAGCGACGATGGGATCTTGGCGGGCCATGGCCGACTGGCTGCTGCGAAGTCGCTGGGCCTGACAGAGGTGCCGGTGCTGGTGCTGGACCCCCTGACTCCAACGCAGCGCCGTGCCTATGTGCTGGCGGACAACAAGCTGGCGCTCAATGCCGGGTGGGACGAACAGCTGCTGGGCGAGGAGTTACTGGAGTTGCGCACCGAGGGGATCGGCTGGGACCTGTTGGGTTGGAGTGACGACGAGCTGGCAGAGCTGCTGGTGTCGGGCAACAAGCAGGAAGAGGAGGATTCTGAGGAAGAAGATGATGAGCAGTGCGATGAGCGCGGGCAGCCGCTGGCAATTGTGCTGCAGCCGGAGGAGCTGCGCGAGTGGCGAGAGGCAAAGCAGCAGATGGGTTGCTCAAGAGATAAGGCAGCGCTGATGAGACTGGTTGATGCGTACCTCAACGAAACGCGAGGAGCAGCATGAGCGGCGACGGAATCTGTGCCTACTCGGGGGAGTTCCTGATCAGTCCTGCGGGCTTAGAACTTTCGATGAATTGGTGCGGCCATGATTGTAGTTATTGTTTTGCGAATCTGAACAAGCCAAATCGCCGGGCGGACTTGGCGAGCATTATGGGCTTGTTGGCAAATTTTCGTAGCCGTCAGACTAGGGAAGCAAGGTTGATGCAAGCCGGTGTTCCGTTGCTGGTGAGCAATCACGTTGATGTGTTTGCTGGCACCAATGCCGAGCAGTTTGAGCCGATCTGGGAAGTATGCGTTGAGCAAGGGGTGCCGCTGGCTTGGCAGACCCGCGGGGCGCACAAGCCGCAGCGCAAGATCCTAGATCGAGTGATCCGGGAAACGCCTCGCAGCGTTTGGTATGTGTCGGTGCCATTCTTGAGCGATGAGGTGCGCCAGCGGCTAGAGCCGCGAGCGCCAAGCATTTCATCGCGGCTGGAACTGATTGAGCAATTGATAGAGGCAGGTCACGTGGTGACGGTGGGAGTCAACCCGTGCTCTCTGGAATGGTTGCCGGAATATGAACCGTTGCTGGATCGACTTAAGGAGTTAGGCGTGTGGGGCGTGTGGATTCAGGTTCCGTATTTTGGCAAGAGCTTCAGGGGCAATTTGAGCCGTAATGCGCGTGAGCGGCTGGGTGAGAACTTCATCCGAGATTGCGGTGAGTATGGCAGCAAGCTGGACATTGCCCATGCACGCAGCGCGATGGAGTATGCCATCGGTATTGGCCTTGAGGTGTTTTCGACGGAGTACGAGTCACCAACTGGCTTTTTCGACCCATGGCATGAAGTGTATGACAGGGTTATGCCGTACTGGCATGAGTTGATCAATGCCGTAGATTCTGAGATGGAAAATGGCGTTCCTTACGCAGTGATTACCCGCGAAATGGCGCAGGAAGCGATGTCGCCGCTGCCGAATCTGGACTGGTCAAATCCACTTCTTCATAAGCGGGCTCGGCAATACCGGAAGATTGTGCAACCGCTGCCAGGCGGAAAGCTTCCGAAGCAAGACGCTGACGGATTCTGGCGAATCATGTGGAATGATGACATTTTTAGCAAAAGCATAGGGCCATTAAGTTTCCGAAGAATGGCCTATGCGTCAGTCATTGAAAACGGAATTATCACGCCGTTGCTTGATGAAAACGGAGAAAAACTGGTGGTTTACCGGCGAAAGGGATGGAAGAACTTCTATGCACATACTCCAGAGCTTGCATAGGATGATGGTAGTTTACCATCGTGACCAATGGCAGGTCGAAACAACAGGGCAGGTGGAGGCCGTGCTTCGGGCGGCTCCAGCGTGGCGGCGGGCCGCAAAGCGAAGAGCGCTTACCAGATGCGGCAGGCCAACGCGAGGTTCCGCAACCGCACCGGCGATAGCGCAAGCCTCCCCTATACCTACGCGCCGCGGTTTACCCGCCGTCGGTGATAGGTCACAGTCTGCTGCCTTTAGGCTGACGGCAGCTGGTCTGGCAGTTGGCCACGGCCTGGGGGTTTCTGCGTGAACCTCCAAGCCTACGCGGCGCACCGCAAGAGGCAGGGATTGCGCGGCCAGACGCACGTTGCGGTGATCAAGGCGATCGATTCGGGCCGCCTAACGGAGCCGGCGGTGCGCAAGGCCGGCAACCGCTGGCATATCGATCCGGCGCTGGCTGATGCCCAATGGGCCGACAACACCAACGCCACATCTGCACCGGATTTACCGGAGCCGATCGATCCTGAGTCACAGGAGCCGCTGGAGCCGCCCTCCCCCCCGGCAAAGCAGGCCAAGGCAAAGCAGGCCAAGGCAAGGCCGGCTGAGGCTGCATCGCCACAACCTGCAACCCGCAGCAAGCAGCCTCCCGCCGCCAGTGGCGGGCCGTCAATAGGAGAAGCGAGGCGGGCGCTGGCGGTTTACAAGGCGGAGCGCGAACGGCTGGCAATGATGCGCGAGAAGGGCGAGCTGATCTTGGTCAGCGAGGTGCGGCAAGAGGCGGCACGTCTGGCGCGGCAAGTGCGTGACTTGCTGTTGATGATCCCCAACCGCAACGCCGCCAAGCTGGCCACGCTGCAGGACCAGGAGGAGATCCGCGTCCTGCTGCAGACCGAGATCGAGTCGGCACTGCGAGGGCTGGCCAATGCCTGACGCCGCCGCCTGCTACCTGGAGGCGTTTATCGCAGCGTTCCAGCCTCCGCTGGATCTAACCGTTAGCGAGTGGGCTGACGTTGAGCGGCAGCTGACCCGCCGCAGCACCAGCGAGCCGGGGCAATGGCGCACCGATCGGGTGCCCTACCTGCGCGAGCCGATGGACCTTCTGAGCCCGCGCGAAAAGCGCATCAAGCGGGTGGTGCTGCTGTTCGGCAGCCAGACCGGGAAGACAGAGGTGGGCCTGAACTGGCTGGGCCGCACGATCGCGCTGGACCCGGCGCCGTTCTTGCTGATGTTCCCTAGTGAGAGCTTTGCAAAGCGGCAGGTCCGCCAGCGCCTCAATCCGCTATTTACCGACACCCCAGCAGTAGCGGCCAAAACGATTAGCAGCAAGAGCCGGGATGCAGCGAACGCCATGTTCCTGAAGGAGTTTCAGGGCGACATGTTGCTGTCGATCATCGGCGGTAACAGTGGCAGCGCGGCGCAGGGTATGCCGGCTCAAAACTTCTGGGCTGATGAGGTGTCATCTCTGCCAATTGAGATGGACGACAAGGGCGACCCGCTGGAGAACGCCGAGGCCAGGCAGACGAACTTCCCCGACCGCAAGACGCTCGTCACGAGCACGCCTGGCGTGCGCGGCGCATGTCGGATTACAGCGGAGTACGAGACGCGCAGCGATCGGCGATTATATCACGTGTTGATGCCGTGCTGCGGCTCGCTGGAGGTGTTGCGTTGGCAAGAAAACATGGTGTGGGACCGGCCAGATGGTGAGGTGTGGTGCCAGTGTCCAGCCTGCGGTGAACGGGTAGCGCAGCACCACAAAACAACCATGCTCGCTGGTGGAATCTGGCGGGCGACTGCGAAAGGGGACGGGGAAACTGCGGGCTTTCACTTCCCCGGGTGGTATGCGCCTTATGGCTGGCTGAGCTGGGAGCAGATCCGCGACGAATTTCTGCGCGCCAAGAATGACATGATGCTGCTAAAAGGCTGGATAAACAAACGAGCGGCGGAGGCCTGGGAGGATGAAACCCTGGCCAAGGTGAACAGCGATGAGCTGATGGACCGCATCGCTGAGAACCCGTACAAGTCCGGGTGGTGCCCTGCTGGCGTTCTGGTGCTGTTGATGGCGGTTGATGTGCAAGACACTTGGCTAGAGGTGAGTGTCTGGGGTGTGGGCCGCGGCGATCAGCTTTGGCTGATCTGGCACGAGAAGATCAGCGGCGATCCTTCGCAGAGTGACGTGTGGGACCAGGTGGATGTGATCCGCCAGACGCAGTGGCCGATGGAGTCCGGCAGCACCATGACCGTGAGGCAATGCGGGGTGGACACCGGCGGGCACTACACCAGTGAGGCGTATGAGTTCTGCCGCCACCGAACGAAGCAAGGCGTGGTAGCGCTGAAGGGGAGCAGCAGCCGCAACGCTCCACCGTTGGGCAAGGGCTCGAAGGTTGATGTCAATTATCGAGGCAAGGTGATTAAAGGAGGCGTCACGCTTTACATGGTTGGCACTGATTCGATCAAGAGAACCATCTATGGCAGGTTGAAGAACACCACGTCAGGGCCTGGCTTTGTCAATTTTGGTCAAAACGGAAACGAGGAGTACCTGCAGGGTCTTACTTGTGAGCGATTGATGCCGCGGTATGTAAAAGGTTTTCAGGTGCTCGAATGGATGAAGCCTAGTGGTGCTCGCAATGAGCCGCTTGACCTGTTGGTGTATTGCTTGGCAATACTGGAGCTGGTGAAGCGCCGCTACAACAGGGCGACGATGTGGGATCAGCTGGAAGCGCAGCTGGGCAAAGGGAACACGCGAATGTCCAATGGGATAGTGGGGAGGCTGGCAGGATCTGGCCGCTTTAGTGGCTAAAATATTTGCATGGCAGGAATCACGCTCGAACAAGCCAACGCGCGACTTCAGGTCTACCTAGACGCTGAAGCCGCAATTCTGGCGAAGCAAGAATATCGCATCGGCCCGCGTTCTATGAAGTATGCAGATCTGGCTGAAGTGCGAGCCGGTATTGAGGTGTGGAATCGCCGAGTTAAAGAGATAAGCAACCGCGCTGGCAACGGCGGTCGAGGCCGGTCGTTTACTCCTACTCCGAGGTGGTGATGGCTCGAAAAAACCGCAAGGGGGTTGAAACCCTGCGAGAGATCAACCGATTATCGCAAGGCCAGCCGATGGCGTTGGGCATGCAGGGTACCAGCCGCATGGCTGGCGCTGCTAGGTTTGCCGGTTGGCGTCCGCCCTTGTTTGATGCGGATAGCGAAGCGCAATACGAACTAAAGGATCTGCGAGCCTTTAGCGCCGACTTAGTGCGTACAGCACCAGTAGCAACTGGCGCGATCCAGACCAGAGTTTCTCATATTGTCGGAACCGGCTTATCTCTTCAAAGTCGAGTAGATATTGATGAGCTTGGTATTGACGATGATCAGGCTAGTGCGTGGCAGTCATTGACTGAGCGGCGATTTCGTTTGTGGGCTAGTTCGCCGTTTGCCGATGCAATGGGCGAGCAATGTTTTTACGAGCTGCAAGATTTAGCAATTCGTTCTCATGATGCAAGGGGGGATGTATTTGTATTGCTGGCAAGGAAGCGGCGAAATGGTTGGCCGTTTCAGCTTGCGTTGCAGATTATCGAAGCTGATCGAGTCTGCAATCCAAACAATGTAATCAATACTGCAACCATGGTTGATGGCGTTGAGCGTGCTGCAGATGGAGAGCCTGTTGCAATTCATGTAGCAAAGAATCATCCGGGGCGGATAATTCCAAACAACAAACAAGAATGGACGAGAATTCCATTTTATGGTGCTAGTGGGCGTCGCAATGTGCTGCATCTAAAAAAGATGGACAGGCCAGGGCAAACCAGAGGGTTGCCGCTATTATCGCCAATCATTGCAACAATTAAGCAGCTTACGAGATACAGTGACGCGGAAGTTGATGCTGCGGTGAACAGTGCTGCGATGGCGCTGTTTGCAACAATGGATAGCGATGCGTTTAGTGATATTTTGAATGATGACGAAAAAGCGCAAGTATTAGCAACAGCTTCGGCATGGGATGGAAACTTGGATAGCGGCAAGGTTATCAATCTGATGCCGGGCGAAAGCGTAATAAGTCCAACACCAGGGCGGCCGAATCCAAATTTCGATCCATTTTTTAGCGCAATGCTAAACCTTGTGGCGATGGGGTTGGGCCTGCCAAAAGAGATATTAGCCAAGGCATTCAACGCCAGTTATTCAGCTAGTCGAGCGGCATTGATGGATGCGTGGCGTTCTTGGAGAATTGAGCGTGCATGGCTGACTCGGCGATTGTGCCAACCAATTTATGAGGAGTGGCTGGCCGACGCCGTTGCTTATGGAATTATTCAAGCACGCGGGTTCTTTGCTAATCCATTCATCCGTGCAGCGTGGTGCGGCTCTAATTGGAGCGGCGATGGGCCCGGCGCTTTGGATCCGAAAAAAGAGGCCGATGCTATTGCGCTGCGCATCGAAACTGGCGTAACAACTCTGGCTGAGGAGATCGTGGCCTACGACGGAGGCGACTGGGAGGCGAAGCACCGCCAGAGAGTCAGAGAGGCAGGAGATAGGCGCGCGGGCGGTCTTGAGGCCATTCCCCCGGCGAGGGCCCGGCCGTCATCGCCTCCAGAGGGCGATGATGAAGATGATTAGTTCACTTACTAGCATGTTCTCATGACTGTTCTTGATGTTTTGAATTCGCCCTGGGCGATCACCCCTGACCGGCTGGAGTCTATCCATGCAATCTATGCTGCGCGGCTGCGGGGTGAAAATCCCGATATTGCCGGCATTGAGGCTCGAATCGGCCGACCACTTCAAAATGAAGCCGACGGATATGAGGTGCGCGATGGTGCAGCCTTGGTGCCGTTGCGCGGAGTGCTGGCGCAACGAATCAATCTGATGTCCAACATCAGCGGCGGCACCAGCACCGAGCTATTCGCTCGTGACATTCGCCAGGCAGTCGAAGACCCGATGGTTTCGTCCATCATTGTCATGGCAGATACGCCTGGTGGCACAACGGCTGGCACGCAGTCGGCCGCCGATGTGGTGCGCAGCGTGCGCGGAGTCAAGCCGATTGCAACGTTTGTTGATGGGCTGATGGCCAGCGCGGGTCTCTGGATTGGCACAGCGGCTGATGTGGTGATGCTCGCCGATGGGGCGACACGGGCAGGAAGTATTGGTGTAGTGGCAACCCACACGGACGTGTCAAAGCGGGAAGAACAGCTAGGAATCAAAACTACAGAAATCGTCGCTGGTCGTTACAAGCGTGCTGCATCGCAGTATGGGCCATTGACAGAATCTGGTCGAGAGACAATACAAGACCAGGTGGACTATCTCTACGGATTGTTTGTTGCTGATGTAGCAACAAATCGCGGTGTAAGCGTTGACGAAGTTTTGAAAAACATGGCTGATGGTCGAATGTTTATTGGTCAACAGGCTGTCGATGCAGGCATTGCTAATGGCATCGCTACACTGGAATCGGTAATTGCTTCAATGAATGATCGCGCCAAATCCATGGCGCGGCCCTTTGTTCCTGTCCGTGTCTCCGTTTCTCCTATGAATCCATCTGAACTGGCTGCCCAATGGGCGGCCGAGAATCCCGAGGCAGCGGCGGTGCTGCGTGCCGAGGGCCGCGTCGAAGGCGCGGCTGGGGAGCGCGACCGCATTGCGGCCGTTCGCGCTCAGTCTCTGCCTGGCCATGAGGCTTTGATTGAGGAATTGGCCGCTGACGGTCACACCACTGGCCCAGAAGCCGCGATGGCTGTAATTGCCGCTGAGGCCGCGTTGCGGCAAGAGCATGCCGTATCTCGTCAGGAGGACGCGCTTGATCCCGTGGCATTTGCCCCGGCGCCCGATGGCCTTGAGTCGCGGGCTAAAGCCGAATCAAACGAGCCGAGCGCACAAGAACTGGCCGCCCGTGCCCGCAAGATTGTGGCAGAGGCGACGGCCAACGGTGAAACAATCACCGTTCCCAATGCTGTGGCGCAAGCCCGGCGCGAACTAACCCACGCCTGAGGAGGGCTGAACCATGCGCAACCAGGGACTGATCAAAACATTTCTGGCGGGGGCTTCGGTCAATCCGAGCCGCTTCGTCAAGTTTGACTCCGACGATCGAACGGTGATCCAGGGGGCTGCCGGAGCTGATCTGCTGATCGGCGTTTCTGATTTCAACCCTAACGGGACTGCCGCTGCCGCTGGAGAGCGAGTAGACGCAGTTCTCGACGGGATTGCAACTGTCAGATACGGAGGCACTATTACCCGTGGCCAGCTGGTCATGAGTGATGCCAGCGGACAGGCGGTAACGGCTGCTGCGGCGGCTGGCGTTAATGTCAGAACCGCCGGCATTGCGATGGTGTCTGGCGCGTCTGGCGACTTCGGAGCAGTGCTCCTGTGCCCTGGTTCATTCCAGGGTTGATCATTGTTTACTCAACCTAAGGATTGAATCATGTCAAACATGAATTTCCCGTTTCCGATTCAGCAAGAGCTGACGGCAATTACGCTTGCGTACAGCAATCGCGCTTTAATCGCGGATCGCGTGCTGCCTCGAACTCCAGTGCCTGCGCGGGAGTTCAAATGGGTGCAGATGAACAAAGATCAGATGTTCACCGTCCCCGAAACGATGGTAGGACGTAAAGGAGTGCCTAACGAGGTTGAGTTTGGCGGCACTGAAACCGCTGGATTCGTTCGGGATTACGGACTGGATGATGTAGTGCCGCAGGAGGACATCGATAGCGCTCCTGCTAATGACGATCCGCTCGGCACTGCCGTTACCGGCATTACCGAACTAATTGCATTAGATCGTGAAAAGCGGGTTGCCGATTTAGTTTTTGGCCTGAATACCTACCCCGCTGCTAACCGAACCACGCTGAGCGGCACTAGCCAGTGGAGCGACTACACCAACAGCGATCCATATAGCGCGATCATTACCGCGCTGGATGGGATGCTGATGAGGCCGAACCGGGCAGTAATTGGTCGATTGGCGTTTTCTAAACTGCGGGTGCATCCGAAGATCACGGCGGCTCTGGCGCCTAGTTCGACTGGAAACACCTCAACGACCAACGCAACAGGCGCACCTGCAACAGCCCAGGCTATTGCAGACCTGCTGGAGCTTGATGAAATCATCATCGGCGAAGCGTTTATTAACACTGCCAAGCCAGGTCAAACTGCATCTCTCAGTCGCTGCTGGGGTAAGCACATGGCGTTCTTGCATCAGAATCC